AGGCTACCGCACTCAGGTCACGCACGCGTCGTACGGCCTCGCCGTTGGGATTTCGCGCGAAGCCGAAGACGATAACCTATACGAAGATGTCGGCGCCCGCATGATGAAAGAGCTGGCGTTCAGCTTCCGGCAGACCGAGGAGTATATCGCCCACGCGCCGCTGCAGGTCGCCGTGGATGCCGTGAACGGCGTTCGCGCAGACAGCGTACCGCTCGGTTCCGCGAGCCACCCCACCGCTTCCGGCCTGCAAAGTAACTTGCTCGTTTCGGCTAATGTGTCGGAACTGGCATTCGAGAATGCCGTCATCCAGATCTCGTACACGCGCAACGGCCGGGGCTTCATCATCAACGAGCTGCCGCGCCGTGTGATTCTGTCGCCGGAAAGCGGCCCGGAGACCCGGCGTATTCTCGGCTCGCCGTTGCAGTGGAATGCGCAGACGAACAACATCAACGTTCTGCGGTCCACCGGCGCGCTGCCCGAAGTCGTCGAGACGCCCTACCTTGTGGACAAGGACAACTACTTCATTCAGACTTCCGAGCAGGACAAAGACAACGGGCAGGGCTTCACGTTCTGGGAACGCTCCGCGCTGGAGATGCGCGAGGATAGCAACTGGAGCAATCAGGCCAAGCTCATGGCCGGCTGGATGCGGTGCGCGGCTTCCGTCGTCGATTGGCGCGCGGTGTACGTCAGCCCCGGCGCCGACAACGCGTAAGGTTTGCCGTCCCTCCCAGGACCAGCAAACTTGGCCCTCGGCGTGAAAAACCGGGGGCTTTTTATGTTCGGGCGGGTGTGGTACGTTCGTGGCATGTCAGCGCCGCGCCACACAGGTGTCCCGAAGTTCGCTCCCTACGCCGTCTGGGGCGCGTGTTCACGCTGTAACGCCCGCGTCCTGTATTCGACGTTGAAGCGTGAGCGGCTTACCGGCCTGCTTGTGTGCTCAAAGACCAGCGGACGCAGTACGCGCCCTTGCTGGGACCCGTGGCCCGCCGTGTACGACTTTCAAGCCTTCCCCGATAAGTCGATCGAGCCGCCGCCGGAACCACTGCCGCTGCGCTGGAACCTTGACGCCATCTGGGGCAACGGCCCCGTTGAGGGCACCACGGCGATCTTTGCCGCCGCGCCCAAGGCTGCGCCCGACGACGCCACGCGGCTCGCCAAACTGCTTACGTCGGTTCCGTACTATGCCAGTCTCGGGAAGTCGGCGGCATTCATGGGACCGAATGCGCCGCTATCGAGCAAGGTGTTCAACCTGACGACGATCGTTCCGCAAGAGTACGATGGCACGTTCCTGCCGAGCAATTCCGTTCGTACGGTGACGCCGCCAAATGAAGCAACTGAACTGGCCAACGTCACTAGGACGGACCCGGACTTTCCGAATGATCAATTGTGGTCGCCGCCGTGGGCTGCCGTGAAGCAGGTATGATATGACGCATCCGCTCGCTCTCAAAGGGACATCTGGCGGTAACAGCGGTGCGTGGAATGAAGTACGCACTGGAGACCACGTGATTTACCTTATTGATGGGCGCACTGGTACGCTGGATGAATGTCTGCACGACGGCGACGCTTTTGTAACGTGGGACGGCGGGGCCTTTGGAACTGTCCGCTGGCATAACCTCGCTCCATCGGCAAAGGTAAAAGTAACTGGCGACGGCTGGGAAGCAATCCGATGACAACAGCCGCCGACATCATTACCAAGGCGTTGCACCTGTTCGGAATCACAGACGCAACCGAAACCCCTACAGCCACGGACATATCGAACAACGTCACGATCTTGAACGATTTGCTCCGCGCCGAACAAGCGGACGGCGCATGTCAGTACCTCATCAAGCGCCAGACGTTCACGATGCCGCCCGGCACGAACGGACAGGTTTACACGTTCGTAGTCGGCACCGGCAGCCCCGGTTATTTGGTACAGGCCGATGCGGTGGCCGTGCGCTCACTGTGGATGAATGACATCGGCCTTACCGTGAACCGCGAGACGCGCATGGCGCCGATCGCGGATTGCGTGCGTACGACTTATCCCGGCATCGTCACCAAATGGCACCAAGAGCGGCAGACGGACGGCTCTGTGCTGATTACCGCGTGGCAGCCGCCCCGAGCGCCATCGAACGCGCTGATCGAATACGGCGGCCGTCTTGCGCTCATCTCTGACGGAAATAGTGTGGTTGCGCTGCCGCCGGAAGGGATACACGATGCAACGCTATTACTCGGGCGGCGCATTATGGGCTCGTACGGCCGCACGCTGAGCCCAACGGACCCGATCGTCATGGACGCCGAGCGCGTTAATGCGCGGTGGCGTGATTACGCACGCGGGCAGCAATGGCTTCGGTTTGTGAGGAACTGATATGGACAACGTAGTCAAGCTGAAAGGCGACCCTACCGCGTACGGCTCCGAAGCCGTCGCTAAAGTAGTTGCGTGGCTACGTGAACAAGCTGACGAGCTGGAGAGCGGGGAGAGTCGGCCGGCTCATAAAGCCGTATTGATGGTGTTTGAAGATTGTAGCGGCACGATTAGGACGCAAACCGTATTTTGCAATGCGTCAGCCATCGAACGCATTGGCATCATGTACATGGCGTTGAACGATACGGCGAACGCGGATTAAAATGCCCGTAATCGACATCCTAGGTTCGTTCCAAGATCCGTTGAACCTGGACGAAGGGGCCGGGAAGCTCATCAACGTGCGCGTCGTGCCGCGCGAGCAGAAGGAAGGCAAGCCCGGCAAAGCGCGGCTTGTCGGCGCGCCGGGGCTGACAGAAGTCTGCCAGCCATCAAACGCGCCGTGCATCACCATCGGGCAGGCGCTAAGAACAGTGTGGAGCGGCCACGCAGACGGCTCGATCTATTACGATGTACAGACCAACGCGCCGATACTGGCTGGCTTCGTCGCCGTGAACGCTCAGCAGCCGGTTATTCGCTTCGCCGAAGATCGCACCGCGCTCGCCATCGCGTCCAACGCGAACACCAACAACGCGGCGGAGTACGGCACTGGCTACACGGCAGTCATGACGCCGGCAACGGGAGTCGTTAATGCCGGCTTTGATGCCAGTATTAATTTTGACCCGTCCGCCGTTGCCGAGCTGAACAACATAACGGTGTGGTCCGCCGCGTCCAATTTTTACGCGAGCCAAGACAGTAAGATGTACAGCTCGCAGCCGCTGGCGCCGGCCAACGTACTGCCGAACAGCTTCGCAACGAAGGAAGCCCGCGCCGATCGCGTCGTAGATTTAGCGGTGTCGGGGCTTGTGCTGTGGCCTCTTGGCTCCCGATCGCTTGAACAGTGGTACGATCCGGGCGGCCAAACCGATTTTGCGTTCACGGCCTACCCGAACTCGCTTTACTCCGTGGGGCTGGCCGCGCGCCTGTCCCTCGCCGTGCTACGCGACATAATCATGTTCGTCGGCACTGATCGGCGGATATGGCTTTGCACGGGACAAACAGGCCAGCCGATATCGCCGGCATGGGTCGATTTGCTTTTGCAGCAACTTCCGGCGGCAACGCTGGCGACGCTGACAGCGTATGCGTACGGGCAGGGGGGCGGCGATTTCTACGTGCTGACATTGCCCGGTCAATGGACCTTGGAGTTGTGCGGGTCAACTGGCGTCTGGTCCTACCGGCAGACGCCAGGCGGACGCTTCGATCACGCGGGGCGCTGCGCCACGGAGTTCAGCGGCGGCATTACGTACGTCGGGCTGGATACGGGCCATATCTGCACCGTGAACATAAACGACAGCACGGAGCCGGCCGGCACGCTGCAGCGGGCCATAATCACGCCATGGGTCGGGAGCCAAGAGACGCGGCAGACGTACAACTCAATCGACGTAACGTCGTCGATGGGACCGGCGGCCGGAAGTTTTCAGCTGGATTGGTCGCAGGACAAAGCCGTGACGTGGAACGGCGCTCGACAAATCACGATGCCGCAGCCCGGCGTTCAACGTGCGATCGGCCGGAACTTCGGTACAGGGCGGCGGCGGCAGTTCCGCTTGCAGTACAGCGGCACGCAAGCCCCGTTCACGATCGATGAGCTGTTCGCGAACGTGTCGGCAGGTACGTGATGGAACATAACGTAAGGTCACGTATAAATGACGCTTAAACTGCCGCCCCCGCCGCAGCTCCCCGTATCGTTTGGCGGCTTTGGTCAGCAGCTAAACCGCTGGCTGCTTGAAATTCAATCTATCCTGAATAGCGGCGGCACGATTGATCCTAACAACATACAGGGGCTCACGGCGCTTTTCGCCCAGGTTGCTGTACTGGTCACTGAGGTAGCGGCTAACACTGCCAACATTGCAGCGAACACTGCCAACATCGCGACCAACACCGCCAGCATCGCAGCGAACACTGCCGCTATCACAGCTCTGCAGGCTCGCAATCAAATCTTGAACGGCGCTGGCGCGCCAATAGTTGGGCTCGGCAACAACGGTGATTTGTACATCAACAACACGGGCGGCGCCGGTACGCGCCTGTACGGCAAGATCGGCGGGGCGTGGGTTGCGATTGCCTAGCCCGCAGAAGGGGCAGGTGCGGCGCGGTGGATCGGCGCGCCTTGTAGATGGCCGCAAACCGCGCAATCACCCATGTGCATAACACTTGGCGAGTAGGCGTGCGGGGCAAGAAAGGACACCGCCGAAAACGTGTCCTCGAATTTCCTCTTCGGCTCGCCCAGCCCTTGATCTGGCGGCAATCTGCGCTTTTGCATGTTCTCTCCGATCGTTTCAAACGCAACGGTCGCTCACTAGCTATGTACTAACCAAACATCACTGCGCAATCAACAACGACTCGAAAGTCCGCCAGCGTACGGACCACAAAATACGCACCGCCCGCACGCTCCCAACGCCGTTGGAATTTCTCTTGTTCGTCCTCCTGCTTCCCCTTGTCATCTTTGAGTTCGATTGCGAGCTTCCGGCCGTTGACCGGGAACGCGAGGAAGTCCGCCACGCCAGCCAAGACGCCCTTGCGCTTCATGTTGACGTGGTGTCGGACGTGCGCCTTGCGCTCGTTGGCGACATGGAAAATCAGCAGTTCGGGATGCGCCTTTTGGACCCAGGCCCACGCTTTTACGTGGATCTCGTTTTCGGACGGCCCCTTCGGCTTACGAGCGGCCTTTTTAGCGGGTTTTCTTGGCAAGTACCCCTAGCTCCCTCAGCCGATCCTCGCAGCCCGGCAGCCACACCTCCAGGGCTGCCCGGAGCGCCGCAGAGCGGTTCTTTATCGTCTCGCTGTCGATGTTCCGGGTAACGTAGTCCAGCCGGTCCACGAGCGCGACAGGCAGCCGGCCGGATATCATCACCGTTTTGCGTTCTGTGCCCATAGGTGGTATGCTCTAGCCGAATGTATGACATAATGCAAGGGCCTTGCAAATGACGGCAGCAGCGGCACCGAATGCCTTCGGTAGTGGCCTTGGGGCGGTCATTGGCGCCCAGATAGGGGCCAACGATCTGAGCAAGGGGCAGGCTGCCGTTGATCACTCGGCGGATGCTTTCACGGGCGCTACGCAGCCGTACAACACCTTTGGGCAGTCGTTCTTGCCTACTACGACTTCGGCTATCAACAATATTCAAGGGAAGGCCGGGGACGTTCAAGGCTACGACCAGTTCATGGCCGGCTATACGAACACGCCGGCTGCGCAGTACCAGATCCAGCAAGAGGACCAAGCGCAGAACAACAGCGCCGCCGCTCGTGGCGGCTTGCTTTCCGGTGCCAACGAACGCGCGCTCGGCACCATCAACCAAGGTATCACGGCGCAAGGTGCAAACACGGCATACAACGAATACCTGCAAGGCAATCAGCAAGGTTTCGGCCAGCTCGAAAGCGCGCTTGGCAATATGTTCAGTGCGATCGGTGTGGGGCAGACTGCGACGGGGCAGCAAGCCGGTGTCGATACGGCGCAGATCGGCGCCACGTCGAACATTGCGCAGGCGCAGGCCAAAGATGCGCAGAGCAAGGGCAGCGGGCTCGGGTCTATGTTCAGTGGGCTCATGCCAGTCAAGTTCTAGTCACGTACGATCGAATAGACGTAACAGTCTTGCGGCTCCGTACTGACGTTCGGAAAGTACTCAAATCGCCGCAATAGCCCTTCATTCACGGCACCCATGCGTTCGGTCATTCTTTGGCCTTGGATATTATCAATATGCACGTACGTCCACAGCCGCCACGTTTGCGGGTGCGTGAAAATCCACTGCACGAACGGCCGGCAGAACTCGCGACCGGCGCCGCGTGCTTTCCAGTCCGATCGGAACATGATCGACATGGTTGCCTGATGCCCTGCGACTTCCAAGCCGACGACGCCTAAGAGATCGTTGTCGGAATAGACGCCCTGCCACCTAGCTAGGCTGTTGCAGTACTGCCGTATGAGCCCCGTTGCATCGTCAACGGTCTCGTGCGTACGGAAGCCCATGTAGCGTGTCACGTCGGGATTGCCTGTGAGCGCGAATAGCGCGGGGCCTTCCCACGGGTTTAGGTCGCGGATGACGAAGCGGCCGACTTGCGCGGTCATGCTTCCCACGGCATTTTTGGCGGGGCGGCAGCGCGCTCGCAATTCTGCACCGCTTGCCGCCAGTACGACGGTTTCAGTTCCGCACCGATCGCACGGCGCCCCATCTGCAAAGACACGTACAGCTCCGAACCAATACCGGCGAACGGAGAGAATACCACATCGCCGGGGTTACTCCACAGCTCTAGGCAGCGTCGAATCGGCGTGAGTTGCAATGGCGATATGTGCGCTTCGTCGGCTTCCTCGCGCGCTTCCTTGCGGGATAGTACGTCGCCTTGTGCGATGTCGGCCCACACCGCCTCGGCGTAGCGCTGCCACACAGCGATGCTGTACTGCTTCGTACCGG